ACCTGCCGCAATGGATGCAGATTTCTGATATTACAGTAGATAACAGAACATCTTTTGAGCTTTCCAATGGTTCGCAGATCAAAGGTTCATCAACATCCGGCGATGCTGGTCGTTCCGAGGCACTTTCGCTTCTAATCATTGATGAGGCTGCTCACGTTGAGAAACTAGAAGATCTATGGACCGCGCTTTACCCTACACTATCCACAGGTGGTCGCTGCATTGCACTATCCACTCCTAACGGTGTAGGTAACTGGTTCCACCAAAACTGTGTTGAAGCAGAAGCAGGTATAAATGATTTTCATATGACGACCCTTATGTGGGACGTTCACCCTGAGCGAGACAAGAAATGGTTTGAAAAAGAAACCAGAAACATGTCCAAGCGCCAGATCGCTCAGGAGTTGGAGTGTAACTTCAATGTTTCTGGTGAAACTGTTATCCACCCAGACGATCTACAATGGTATTTGGAAAAAGCTTGCGCACCAGAGTATCGCACTGGTTTTGATAGAAATTATTGGATTTGGAAACAATATAATCCAGAGAGCCATTATTTGATTGTTGCCGACGTTGCTCGTGGCGACGGCAAAGATAACAGCGCTTTTCATATTATAGAACTTGCAAGCCTTGAACAAGTCGCTGAATATGTGGGTAAGCCAACACCAGACGACTTTGCAGACATTCTTTCTAATGTAGCAGCTGAATACGGCAACCCTATGTTGGTGATAGAAAACAATAATATTGGCTTTGCTGTTCTTAAAAAGTTGATTGATAAAGGGTATCCTAATCTCTACTACACAACAAAGGGAGATCACCAATATGTTGATCCCCTAACCGCACAATGGCAATCAAACGTAATACCCGGTTTTACAACTTCTTCCAAAACAAGACCTTTGATCGTTGCGAAAATGGAAGAGTTTATGAGAAATAAACTAATTACGATTAACTCAAATCGTTTGCTTTCCGAAATGAAAACATTTATTTGGCATCACGGAAGACCGCAGGCGATGAGAAGCTACAACGACGATCTAACAATGTCGTTCGCTATTGGATGCTGGGTGAGAGATACCGTGATTATAGAAAGTCAAAAGAACGTAGAGTACAGCAAATCTTTCTTGTCTGCTATCAGCACGGCAAAAACATCTATTTCTACAACAATCCCTGGTATGCAGGGACATAAGATGACGAAAGAAACCGAGCGTATTGAAAAGGCGAAAAAGCTTCAATACCAATATATAGGATTACTAAAAGGCTAGGATAGAAAATGGCTAAGAAAGAGAACAACCCAAGAAATCCGGCATCGCCGTTATTCAAAAGACTAACCAGACTTCTATCTGGCCCGGTCGTTAACTACCGCACACAAGTTGGTAGACAAGAAAGAAGAGCAGATCTAGATAAATATCGTTATCGTTTCCGTTCTATGTCTGGTCAGGAGTTTAAGAGACACGATTCTAACATGTCTCAGAACTACAACCTTTTTACATCAGCAGCATTCCGTAACCAAAACAGAGCAGAGCGTTACATTGACTTTGAGCAAATGGAATACATGCCTGAGATTGCTACTGCTCTTGATATCTACGCTGACGAGATGACGACATCAAACGAGTATGATCGTCTTCTAAACATTGATTGTCTTAACCACGAAATCAAAACTATCCTTGAGTCTCTATTCTACGATGTTCTAAACATTGAGTTCAACTGCTTTGGTTGGGCACGCTCTATGTGTAAGTACGGTGACTTTTTCCTTTATATGGACATTGACGAGAAGTTAGGCATCACATCCCTTATTGGTATGCCGAACAACGAAGTAGAGCGTCTTGAAGGTCAGGACCAAACAAACCCTAACTACGTTCAGTATCAGTGGAATGGTGCCGGTATGACCTTTGAGAACTGGCAGGTTGCGCACTTCCGCATTTTGGGCAACGATCGTTACTCGCCATACGGCACATCTGTTTTGGATCCTGCCCGACGTATTTGGCGACAACTTACACTTCTAGAAGATGCGATGATTGCTTATCGCGTTGTTCGTGCGCCAGAACGCCGAGTATTCAAGATTGACGTAGGCAACATTCCACCACAAGACATTCCACAGTATATGGAAAAAGTCAAGTCGGAAATGAAGCGTAACTCTCTTGTAAATGCTTCAACTGGTCGTGTGGATCTTCGCTACAACCCGCTATCACTTGAAGAAGATTACTTTATTCCGATGCGTGGTGGCGTTGGGTCGGAGATTACATCGCTCCCTGGCGCCAAGTCTTTGGACGACATTGAGGATGTTAAGTATCTTCGTGATAAGTTGTTCGCAGCAATTAAGATTCCACAGTCTTATCTAACCAACCTTGAAGGCGGTACAGAAGATAAAACTACCCTAGCACAGAAGGATATCCGTTTCGCAAGAACTATTCATAGACTTCAAAGATCGTTGGTTTCCGAGTTGGAGAAGATGGCGATAGTGCATCTTTACACACTAGGCTTTAGAGGTCAAGACCTTTTAGGATTTAAGATTACTTTGAACAACCCCTCGCGTCTTGCCGAGCTACAGCAGCTTGAATACATGAAGACAAAGTTCGAGACCGCCACATCAGTTCCAGAAGGCACATTCTCAAAGCGTTGGGTTGCAGCCAACATTCTTGGAATGTCCGATTCCGAGTTCCTTCGCAACCAGCGCGAAACTTTCTATGATCGTAAATATCAGCAGGCTCTTGAATCGATTGTTGACGAAGGCGCTGAGCTTGGCGGCGCCGAAGGCGGTGGTCTCGGAGGAGACCTCGGTGGTGATTTAGGCGGCGACCTTGGTGGAGACTTGGGTGGCGACCTTGGCGGTGATCTGGATCTCGGTGGCGATGAAGGTGGAGAGGCGCCTGAAGGCGGCGGGGATGACGTTTTATTGGCAACCCCAGGTAGACGGGAAGACAATCCTACAAAACACGAGGGAGCGGCTTACAAGCCCGTTGCTGTCGATAAAAGAAAAGGCTCTTCAACAAGACACTCGCAAGGTCCGATGAAGCGCGAAATCAAGCGAATGGTTCGCGGACCAGAGATGGGAACAACTTCTAGAACCGTGCATCCCGGTAAAGTAGGAGTTCCTGATATGAGAGCACTAGTTGGTCTAGAAGAGAATCTCAAGCCTACTTATACTAAAGATGAGCACACACTTTTTGAGAACACCAATAAAGTTCGTATGTTAGTAGAACAAATGGAGAGCAAAGAGGAAGAGAAAAATGAAGCATAATAAAAAAAGAAATACAGCCTTTATTTATGAAACGCTTACAAGAGAACTAACAAAGGCAATCGTTGATAAGGATAGTAGTAGAAAAGAAACTGTTCTTGCGATCATCAAAGAAGGATTTGGTGGCGACTCAACATTAGCAAAAGAACTTTCTCTTTACAAGACTTTGCTTGAGACAAAAAATATTCAACCCAATCTTGCCGAAAGAATGCTTCAAGAAACAAAGTTTGCTTATTCAAAGTTGGATTCCTCCGAGGTTTTTGACGCACAGTCTCGTATAATTGCTGCTATCAACAAGCAGCTAGGACAGGATGTATGGTCTAACTTTGTTCCAAACTTTAAGTCTCTTGCTTCCGTAAATGCTATCTTCAACACAAAGACACCTGTAAAAAGTAAAGTTCTTTTTGAGCAGGCGATCGTAGATTCAATGAGCGCTGAACAACCTCTTACCGAGTCTAACAAAATGAAGTCTTTGGACAACCTAACTTACAACTCTTTTATTAAGAAGTTTAACGAGAAGTACACCACCCTTCTTAAAGAGCAGAAAGATCTTCTTAATCGGTACATCACAAGTTTTGCAGATGACGGGTTCGAACTTCGTATTTACTTGAACGAAGAATTGGAAAGGCTTAAGAGCTTAATTAGTGACGCGAGTCAAAATACTGTCGAACCTCTCATTTCGCAAAAACTAAACGAAGTGTCCGAGTATCTTGAGGAATTTCGTAAGCGCGAGTTTACAGATGACGATCTAAACAAGGTTCTCAAAACACAAGAACTTGTTCAGGAACTAACTCAAAATGATTAAGATCAAAGTCGGTGGACCACAGGCTACAGTAGAACTCAAAGCCCGCAGGGCTCTTGACGGTTCGCTTCTTATTATGGACCATAACAAGATTGATATCGCCGTGATGCCAAAGCAAATGAAAGTCACTACAATGCCTAAGACCACTATCTCTGAGGACGTGTATGATTATCAAGATCGACTACTAGAGCTTCTGGCTGATAAGGGCATTGTTGATAGATCTTCTATCCAGGGTGGAAATGTCTTCCGTTCCCTAGAAGGCAAGTTGTTTGAGAATGACGACATCAACGCCCTACAGGCTGCAACGTTTGTAATCGCAGAGTTTATTGAGTATGAAGCAGAACACGAAAGAATTGCCGACGAATACGAGAAGGAGTTGGAGGATATGTACACACGCCCATCCGATCGCGACTCCACCGAATACGGCGAAGTGCCACAGTATGCCGAGAAGGGCTCTATGCGCCCGGGCTACTACTATTACCCACTAAGGAACAGGTATTAGATTGGAACTATTACATTTTATTCTTGCCGCTTACGGCATGACCTTCATTATTGTTCACGGACATATCTTCAATAAAATACGACCAGCCTGCTCTGCTTGGGGTGGCTTTGGTCGTTTATTTCACTGCTGTTTGTGTATGGGATTTTGGGTTGGAGTATTTCTCTGGGGCATAAGTCCATATACAGAACTATTTAATTTTGATCGTACACTTGTAAATGCTTTTATTTGCGGGTGTATTAGCGCTGGAACATCATACTTGCTGAGTATGGTGGTAAATGATTTCGGGATCAAATTGGTCCATAAAGGAGGTGAATCATGAAAAAGTGGCAAATCCAGCCTGTACGCCGCTGCTGCTCCGGTAGCTGAATTTACGTGGGGGTGAAAGCCCCCACGTTAAATCTTTTTTGAGAGAATAACAATGGCTAAACTACTACGAGAATTTTATGAACTATGCGAAGGTGGTGTCTGCCAAGACCTTCTAACCGAATCTGAAAAGCAGTTTGTTCGCGACGGCGGAATGATGCTAACAGGCAAGCTACAAGAAGCAGAGGTTCAGAACGGAAACGGACGTGTATATCCTCGCCGTATATTGGAAAGAGAAGTTAAGCGATACGCAAAGGTAGTTGAGGACCGCCGTGCTCTTGGCGAGTTGGATCATCCGGATTCTTCTATTATTAATTTAGCCAACGTGTCCCATATGATTACGGAGGTTTGGATGGACGGGCCAGCCGTAATGGGTAAGTGTAAAGTTCTCGACACTCCATCCGGTCAGATTCTACGTGCCCTTGTGGATTCGGGTGTCAAGATTGGTATCTCATCTCGTGGTATGGGATCTGTAAGCGAGAGAATGGGTAAGACCATCGTAGAAGATGACTTTCAGTTGATTTGTTTTGACATTGTATCAGAGCCATCAACACCAAATGCTTTTATGGCTCTGTCCGAGGGGAAACTCGTAAATGAGCAAATTGAAAAAAATAATAAGATTATAAATCTTATGAATGAAATTATTGGAGATTAAAAAATGAAAATTTCAGAAGGAAGATTAAAAGAAATCATTAAAGAAGAATTATTAGTTATGAAGCTCAATAGAAAGATCGTGGTTGAGCACAAGAAACTTGCTTCTGAGAGAAAAGATTATCTCTCTATGATTGCTGAAGAATATGCAAAGCTAGAGCGCGGTGAAGATTTTGATGTTTCCACTCTAGAAGAAGGCATCTGGGACAGTATTAAATACTATGTTGGCAAGCTTGGCTCTTTGGAAAAGGGCGGTAAGATATTTGGTGACAGAAAAATGCGCCATATTAAAGCCGTTGATAAGCTAGAGGCTGCAATTGAAAAAGCAGGCAGTTCTGTTATCAAAGATTTAAGAAAAAATATTGAAGAAAAATACAAAGAATTTCCTAACATGAAGGACAAGCCAGAGTTTTTGAATGCACTTTATGAAATTGCTGCTTCATACGATGCGATTGACGAAGCAGTAAAAAAAGGCGAAATGACTGCCGATGCAGCCAATGGCGTTGTTGAGGCTTTAAGAGAATACGTCAAATACTTGCTTGATTATCAATTGGCTGATGTCTACAAGCATTTCACTGAAGGCAAGGAGATAGAAGAAGAAGTTGGTAAAGGTGGTGCCCCCGTAGATGATGAGCTTGAGCAGGCTGCAAATCAAAAAACTTTCACTAAACGCGGAGTAAAGGGTGATGCTGTAGACTCAGCGACACTTGATGGTCTTGCGAGCAATAAACTCCCCGCTATCCTTGGATTAACCGGCGCAGCGGCTGTATTGGCAGGTTTATTTGCAGCTTCCCCGCAGGCTCTGTCAGCCTTGAAACAGCTTAGAGGACTTAAAAATGCAGAACAAATAACCACAGGTATGAAAAAAATAACAAAGACATTTGGACCTGCTGATGGCGAAGGCTTCGTACAAATGGTTGGCAGGCTTACAGCGGGCGATCCGGGCGCTTTTGGTCCAAACACAGACCCGAATGTGTTTTTCAAGGCTGTTAAATCTTTGGGGATAGATCCAAACAATCCTACACAATTTTTCCAGCTTGGTGCTGATCAGGGTGCTTACGCCCAAGCAGTAAAAAGTGGTGCTAAAACTCTTGGAGAAATGTTCCCTGCATCAAATAAAGATTTTTACTTGGACAAGGGCGCAAAAGCTACATCGCAGATAGTCCAATCAGTAACCAAAAATCTTGGCACTCTCGGTGCTGGTGGTGGTGCGGCAGTTGCAGCAGGGCAGCTTGCAGCCGCAAGCACTCTCGCAACCACACTTGGTATCGGGCTTGCCACTGCTGGCGCAGCAGTCAAGCTAATCAGAATGAAAGGGCAAAAGTCTTCCCGTGCTCAACTATTAAAAGATTTATCAAAGGAATTACAGCCATTTGAAAACACTGAGGTTGTTGAACCACCCGCAGAGACACCTCCTACAGATCCATCTCCTACAGATCCACGCGCAGGGGATCGATCTCGGGCGGCAGGTCCACCTCCTACAGATTCGCCTCCCACCGAACCCGTAAAATATGAGAAGCCTGAAAAGCCATACGAATTCCCACTCATGGATGTTGAGAATGCTATTATCAAATTTACTAAAGACAACGGAATGGATATGGATGAATCCGATGTCGAAGACTTGGTAGGCAGAATTGAAAGTTGGATGCAAAGTGCTCGCGAGCGCGGCGCAGATTACTTTGATATTGATGATAGAGACTTTATGAGACTTGGAGAAGGAGAAACAATAGTACAGAAGGGTACCGGTCGCGCTAAACTAGCTGGCTCTAGACCGAAAAGAAGAAGATACAAGAACAAAGATCCAAGAATTGCAATCAAGAAGGGTGGCCGCTCACGTCGGTCCATGTCACTCTCACGCTATCTACACAGACTTTTCTCTATTGGGAATGATCAGGGTCGCCCAGAGTTCTTAGCAGGTCTTGACAACAAACAGCTTAGAAAACTCAAAAATGCAATCGTCAATATGGTTTACAAAGAACTTAGTAAACAAGGTCCGTTGGTTAAACAAGAGGTACAAAATGAACCGCTTCTCGAACGTTGGCAAAAAATTGCCGGTATCAGCAAGAAGGTTCTATGAAAAAGTCAGAATTCAAAAAACTAATCAAACCTATTGTTCAAGAGTGTATTAAAGAGTCACTTCTTGAAGATGGTTTGATTTCCGGCATTATTGCCGAGGTTGTCAAGGGCATGTCTTCGCAAACTATTGTTGAGACAAAGGCGCCACAACCAAAAGTAGATCCTGTTATGGAAAGAATGAAAGCAAATGCTTTCAACAAAGAACAGTCCGGTAAACTAAAAGAGCATAAGAAAAAGCTTATGGCTGCTATTGGCGGTTCAGCTTACAACGGTGTTGATTTGTTTGAAGGAACAACTCCAGCACCAGCACAAGCGTCTCCATCTGCACAGGCTTCTCCAATGTCCGGACAAAGCCCAAGTGATCCAGGCGTAGATATCTCTAGTCTCTTCGGAGCAGTAGGCAGAAACTGGAACGCTCATATGAACGAAATGAAAGAAAGAGAGTAACAAAATGGCTGTTAACCTTAAGGTAGTCAAGAGACGCGGCGAGTCAGATGAGAAACTAATTCGTCGTTTTAACCGCAAATGCAAAAAGCAAAAGATTGTCCAAGAGTATAGAGAAAAAACTGATTACTATATCAAGCCGTCTATCACAAAAAGATTGAAAAAACAGAAAGCAATTCGCGAACAGCAGAAACAAATGCGAAAAGAACAAGATAATTTGTTTAGGTAATCTTGTTTTACTTTACTATTTAATAACGGAGAATCATAAATGTCAACGTATAATTACACACCAGGGCTCGGGAACGCAGCCTCATTTCAAGTATCAGGAGTTCCATATGTCACAGGGGCGCTCGACTTGTCAAGTGGTAATGTTTCCCTTACGTTTCCTTCTGTAACAAGTTGGATTTCTATTAGTGTTGCCGATAATGCTGTATGCCATGTGGGCTTCTCGTTAAACGGCGTTCTAAATGCAAACAAGTTTACAATTCAAGGTGCCGTGGTAACCCCAAAATTTGACATTAAGGCTACACAACTGCATTTATCAGGAGCCTCTGGTGCTGTTTCAGTCATGGCTGGATTGACGCATATTCAAAATGAAAAAATTGACAATATTGCCGTCTCTCCTTCTGGCTCTAACTGGTCTGGCTCTCTAGCAGCTCTTGTGGGGTAATAACCCATGTCTGATCCAAAGAACAAATGGACGCAACCTGATGCGCCACCCCCGCCAATGTTCTTTGGCCAAAAAGAGCGTGACCTTGTAAAACAAGTTAATGATGAGTTAGCTGAAAGAGTTGTTGGACAAACAGTTGCTTATTATCCTATAAGCATTGAGCACTCTAATTTTAATAAAACATATGGAGAAGCAATAGACAAAGTTACGCTTCCGCCTGTTCGTGTGTTTGCTTACGTTGTTGTAGAGAATGAGCAAACAAACCAAAAGTATGGATACGAATACCAATCTAAACTAACAGTTAATTTTCATCGCCGCCGCCTAACAGAAGATCAAGATCTTTTTGTTCGTGCTGGTGATTTTGTTCAGTATGGTGATTTGTTTTACGAGATTGTAAAAACGTATAACGACACAAGATATTACTTTGGTCAAGTAGATCACAAGTTTCAGATAAGCGCCGAATGTGTAAGAGCACGAGAAGGAACTTTTAGAGTTATTGATAGTGTTGATAGATAAATCATCTAAGCCCAGACAGACTTGCTTTGAGTTTTTGACTTTGACCAACTATTTATGAAAGCAGGAGAGATTTAAATATGTCATGGGTATTTGGACCGGGAAGCGGTGGCACCCCCGGAGGCGCAAATGGAGATATACAGTTTAACAGCAGCGGATCTTTTAGCGGATCTGCGTTATTAACTACAGACGGTGCAGGAAACTTATCAGCATCCGCAAACATATCAGCATCTGCCTTTTATGGCGACGGCTCTAACCTAACTGGCGTCACAGCATCAGCAGTTCAAGTTGCTGACGGTCCAGAGTTCTCTCTGCAGTTTAGATTTGACTCTCCTGTATCTGGGGATCTAAGTGGATCAGCTGATCTAACTTGGAATACGGGCTCGAACGATCTTTTAGTTACTGGTAACGTTCGCGTTCAGGAAGATTATGAGTTCTACGGCGACCTCCAAGGCGCCATTCGATTCCCGGCACAAGTAGATGAAGTTGGCGGCATCACTAGAGGTCAGGTAGTTTACATTAACGGTATTTCGGGTCAGACCCCAACAGTTGGTTTGGCTGCCTGTGACGATGCTAGCAAGATGCCTGCTTTTGGTCTAGCAGGAGAAACTGCCGCGAACAACAATGATATTCAGATTGTAACTTTTGGGTCTATCAAAAATCTGGACTTAACAAGCCTATATGACCAAACATTCGCGGTTGGTGATATTTTGTATGTTCAGACCGGTTCCGGCGGCAATGCGGGTAAACTAACAAATGTCGCCCCCACTGGCTCGGGTAATCTCCTACAGAACATGGGTAAGGTTATGCGCAACGGCGGCGGTGGCGATGCGCAAATCAAAGTCGGTGGCGCCGGCAGAACAAACGCAACACCAAACTTGGATAAAGGATATATATTTGTCGGGAACGAAACAGACCAAGCAATCCAAGACAGCACAATCTTTGTTTCAGCCTCGGCCAATAGAGTTGGTATCAACAACACAAACCCAGACCATACTCTTACGGTAGGGGGCGATATCTCGGGCTCAGGGAACATCTCGGGATCAGGCTTGTACGTAGAAGACGCTTTTGTGTCTAGTGTGCCGGCAGACAGAGTATTGGTATCAACCACTAACGGTCAAATCACAAGTTACTCTCCATTCACATTTACTTCTGATGTGTTGGCAGTTCCAACAATTACAGCATCTGTTGGAGTGATGGTAACATCTTCTACCAATGGGTCTATCAATATTGGCGAAGGAATAAGCTATGTATTTGATGGAGTTAATCGTCTTGATGTATTTGAAAATGAATTTAGGATAAACAAGACCAATTTCTATCAAGGTGTCTCTGGAGAACAGACAAGCAACTTTAATATTCGCGATGCACAAGTTTTTCTTGTTGACACCAACAGTTCAGTTGTTACCGGCACACTTCCTGGCGTAAATTCTTCAGATGATTATGGTATTACATTTATTATTAAAGACTCCGGAGGAAACGCTGGTACAAACGATATTGTTATTGAGCCATCTGGCTCACAAAATATTGATGGCGGTACCGCTGCTAAGATAGCGACAAACTATGGAGCTATGACTGTGGTGGCTATTTCGTCTTCAACAAACGGTCTCGGCTGGGCAATTGTTTCGGCAACATAAAAGGATTATAGAATGGGATTAGTATTAGAAAATGGTGTATGGCAATTACAGGCAGACACCGCACGCTCGCTGCTCCTCGCAGACCTCAACTTTGCGGCGCTCGCCTCTGCATCGTGGTCTGACGGGAAGCAGACCGTCGACGGCATCGACGTCGCCGTCATCAACACCGCGCGCATGGACACAATCGGGCCGAACGGCACGACCGGCGTGGTGATGGACAGCAAGACCGGTACCACGCACGAGGCGGACAACCGCGACACGGGTCGGCTTCACGTCGATCTCGCGGAGGTGTTCTCGGCCGGGGCGTGGTACCTCACCAAGCCCATGTGGGTCACGCTTGAGTTCGCCGCCGCGCTGGATCCCGGGACTACGATCACACGGCAACTGGATCTCGCGGCCGACACGGGTACGGGCTCGGGCGGCTCGGGGTCGTCCGCGACTCGGTTCTGCTCCGCGCAGCTCGTGGGGACCGCGTCCGGCGCGGGGGTTCGCGGCTTTCGGTCACAGGCTAGCGCCGGCGATTTCGGCTCCGCCGCCGAGCTTATGCAGCCGTCGTGGATCGGCATGCTGATCGAGCCTGTCGCCGTGCAGGCTTTCGGCGGGACCGGCACCCCCCCCTCGGCGCCGTCGCTCGCGACTCACGCCAGCCCTTCGCCGTCGCTGAACGCCACGGGCGCACAGGACCCCGATTGGTTCACGCCGGAGGCGTTCGCGGCCAGCTCGCGGACGTTGTGCATCGCGGTGGCGGGGAAGTGGTCGACCGCGCCGATTCTGAAGCGACTGCGCTTCTACACGCTCGATCCGTCCTAGACAGCCGGGGGCCCGTAGAAATGATCTCGGCTGGGCAATTGTTTCGGCAACATAAGAGATTATAAAATGGCATTAGTATTAGAAAATGGTGTATGGAAGTTACAGGCAGGCGGGAGCAATGTCACAACTGTTGCACAGACCTTGTCCCCCTCAGCTGGAACTCCATCTAGCATTGCAGATGGTGCTACATTAGATGCTGGGATGTTAAGTGGGTGGGAAGTTAAAGATCCAAATGGGGTTTTTAACGCCATAACAGATGATGGCTCCACATGCAATATTAAATTTGATCAGGGGACCGGTGGAACCTTCGCGCCGACCAACGGGAACGGATTTTTAACTAATGGGAAAATTCAATACCCCAATCTTCTTATGGGGGATTTTGATTTTGCCATATACACCGATAACCCAGGAAGTGTTGCGAATTTATATACAGAGATCGCTATAATGGCAGGCGGCGGCAACGCGGTTAATGAAGCGCACTGGCTAGGTCATAGGTACGGAAGATGGTCCACGGCGAACGCCAAATACTATGGAATGGGCGCCTTCGCCTCCCGCGCACTTATACACAACGGAACTTCAAATTTAGCCAGAACCACAGCAAGATGGATTGGTATTAAGCGTGTGAGCCAGACAGTTTCGTTCCGTGAAGGCGGCACAGCCGCAACGCCAAGTTGGACCGACACCGACGAGCTCTGGGACGCCGCCGGCGGTGCCGTCCGAATCGCAATATCATTTTATGCTGGCTCCGCAACTGAGGAGACTCACAGGCTTTATAAAGTTATTCTCAATGGCTTTGAGTACACGGCTACTCCATAATTAAACTTTTCATACTGTACAAACGAGTACCTTAACTTTACGCTTCTTAAATAAAACAGTTTTCGTCATTTAGAAAAATAAAACACTATTTATTTTTGACGAGCTATCGTGTTTGGAGTTAATTTTTATGTCTTCACTATTAGAAGAGGCGATCGTGGACGCCAAAGCCCTTAAGGAAGCAGCATTGAAGAATGCTGAAAACGTTGTATTGGAAAAGTATTCTGGTGAAGTTAAGAAAGCCTTAGATACTTTGCTAGAACAAGAAGAGCCCGCAGCCGAAGACGATACACTATCCGAGTTTACAAACGAAGTTCCTTACGCATTTCAGAACGAAGAGTTAGACGCTCCAGAAGATGATGAGATCGTTGAGATCGATTTTGATGCTCTCAAGGCTCGTTTAGAAAAGGAAGATGAAGTTGTTGAGGAAGAAGACCTTAACGATGCTCTAAAGATGGCTGACGATATGGTTGGTGGCGAGATGGCCCCAGAGCTTGAAGCTTCTGCCGAGGAAGATACTGCTGAACTAGGTGCAGAGCCAGTCGAGCCCCCAGAAGAAGACGATGATCTCAACTTGTCCGAAGACTTTATTAAAGAACTAGTAGAAGAGCTTGTTGTTGATATGGATACATCACCAGCAGGTTTCTCTTCACTCGGTGGTGCTTACAATAGCGTGATGCAAGCAAATAATGATGCTATTGCAGCTGCTAAGAAAGCACACCTTGAGGAAGAAGAGGAAGAGGAGATTGAAGAAGATACCGCACCAGATGTTGTGCCAGTAGAACTTCATGAAGCAAAGATCTCCGAACTTACAGAATCTAACAGAGAGCTTCGTGCTCTCATTGTTGAAGCCAAGGATCAACTTACAAAGTTGAATCTTGATAACGCCAAGCTTGTTTATCAAAACAAGGCTTTGAATAGCGCCTCCTTGAATGAGCGACAAAAAGCACAAATTGTCGAAGCTGTTCAATCTGCCAATTCTGTTGAAGAAGCAAGTATGATTTTTGAAACAATTCAAAACGCAGTGGGGAACACTCCTGATCAGAGAAAACGTCCACAAACACTACGTGAAGCGGTTCAAAGACCTACGTCGCTTTTGATCAATTCTAAGAGAAACAACGAGGCAACTAAGGATCCAGCAATGGGTCGTATGCTGCGTTTAGCAGGTTTGAATAAATAAACAATAACATTCAGGAGGTATATAAAAATGTCTATTGTACAAAGATTGACAGAGGGTATCGTCAATCGTGATCTCTCAGCCGAGGGTGCCGCACTTATCAACAAGTGGGAGCAGACCGGTCTTCTTGAGGGCATCTCTGATGATACACAGAGAAACGGTATGGCCCGTTTGCTTGAGAATCAGGCAAAGGAGCTTCTCCGTGAGTCTTCCAGCATGGCTGCTGGTGACGTAGAGGGCTTTGCCGCTGTTGCATTCCCACTTGTACGCCGTGTATTCGGTTCCTTGATCGCTAACGATCTCGTAAGCGTTCAGCCAATGAGCCTTCCATCAGGTCTCATTTTCTTCCTTGACTTCACCTTCTCTCAGGAGATTGGTGATGATCAGACAGCTGATAACCCACGTCTTGGTTACCAGACAAACACATCACTCTACGGTGGTGGACGAGTTGGTTCCGAGATCACAGGTGGTGTTGACCTCGCGCAGGACAACGCCGAGCGTGGTCCTTACGCACTCAACAACGGCTACTCCTCTCCAACAGGTTCCGTAAGCCTAAAGCCTACAATTGTTGCTTTCGGTATAGTTGGTACAGGTTCTGTTGTTGGCAACGGTTCATTCCCAACCGCTGGCTACAACGTTGACCGTTTGCTGGAGTTCGATCCAGATCTTCCATCTGGCTCTTCATTCGCTGTTGGTACAATCAGCAAGGCTGCTGTTGATACAGCCGCTGGTTCTGAATTGAACCCTAACAACTTCATTACTATTACTTACACAGGTTCTGCTAATGAAAACTTGGTTCGTCGTCTAACTCGTTTTGATGACATCGTTGCTGATGATGGTGATACAATCTTGCTAACACTCGTTTCTTACGATGCAGCTGCATCAGCCGGCGCCCTTTCCGCTTCACTCGCAAGTGGTTCTGGCGGTGGTACTGCTATCACATTCGCTATGGAAGACAACTTCGATCCCGGTGGTGCTCTCGGTTCCGTCCTTGGTCAGGCTGACTGGGGTCTAGAGGGCTCTGAGGATATCCCAGAGATCGACATCAAGGTCGATTCCGTAGCAGTCACAGCTGTAACCAAGAAGCTCAAGGCTAAGTGGACACCAGAGTTGGGTCAAGACCTCAACGCTTACCACAACCTTGACGCCGAGGTTGAGCTTACACAGATCCTCTCTGAGCAGATTGCTCTTGAGATCGATCGCGAGATCCTTGAGGATCTTGTACGTGGTGCTACAGCTGGTGTTCGTTACTGGTCCCGTAACCCAGGTGAGTTCCTAAACCGAGAGACAGGTGCTGTTTTGGCTTCTGGTGTAGCTGACTTCACTGGTAACGTATCCGAGTGGTACGAGACACTCGTTGAGACAATCAACGACGTCTCCGCTCAGATCCACCGTAAGACTCTTCGCGGTGCTGCCAACTTCGTCGTCTGCGGACCAGAAGTTGCCAACATCCTTGAGTTCACAGCTGGCTTCCGTGCAAACGTTACAGCCGATGCTGACCGTGGTGATATCGGTGCTGTTCGCGTTGGTTCCCTCTCCAAGAAGTTTGATGTTATGGTTGACCCATACTTCCCACGTCAGTTGATCCTCGTTGGTCGACGTGGCTCCAGCTTCCTTGAGAGCGGTTATGTGTACGCACCTTACGTACCACTACAGACCACACCAACAATCTTCGGTGTAGAGGACTTCGTACCTCGTAAGGGTGTCATGACCCGTTACGCCAAGAAGATGGTCCGTCCAGACATGTACGGCTTGGTTGTCTGCCGAGGTCTCGTAGGCTAACACTACCTGACTTAAGGTCAAAATAATGAAAGCCCTGCCTCTTTTGAGGTGGGGCTTTCTATTTATTAATAGAGCAAAACGAGGATTCTTCTATGGCAATTCCAAATTTAAACCCAGCATCAACTTCAAATGCAAATATACTTCCGGTTACGGGAGCAGCAGGCAGTGTCGCAACAACATTACCTTTCGGCATCTACGCAGGCTCAACAGCGTTTTTATCTGGTGCAGCTGACCAAGTTGCTTATACTTACAAGAAGTTGGGTGGCGATGTTTTAGATATTGAGTTGGCAGAAGGAAATGTATACGCTGCTTATGAAGAAGCAGTTTTAGAATACTCTTATTTGGTTAATCTATTCCAAACAAAGAACTCACTTTCTTCCTACCTTGGTGCTAGCACAGGCTCTTTCGATTCAGATGGACAAATAGTATCAGGCAGTTCTTTATCAGGATCTAACATTGCTTTGCGTTATCCAAGATTTGATTATGGTTATGTTCGTAGAATCTCAGAAGGTCTCGCAACCGAAGCAGGTTTTGGTGGCACGACGCCAATATATTCAGCATCAGTTGATAGAGTAACAGGTCAGCAAGATTATAACTTACAAACAATCATTTCAGCTTCTTCTGCCAATAGTTCGTCTGTTCCTTTCTACCAACAGGTCGGAGACAAAAGAGTAACCATTAGAAAAGTATTCTTCAAGACACCACGAGCAATGTGGAGATTCTATGGTTACTACGGTGGTTTCTCTGTTGTCGGTAACTTAAGAACTTATGGCCAGTATGCTGATGATTCTACATTTGAGATTGTCCCAACTTGGCAGAACAAACTTCAAGCAATGGCTTATGAAGATGCGCTTTGGACAAGAGTCTCACACTACTCTTATGAGATTCACGACAACAAGTTAAGGATTTTCCCAATACCTGATTCAACTTCGCCAGAAAAGTTCTGGGTTCAGTTTACAATTAACAACCAATATGATCCTTGGGACAACCAGCCCGGAGTAGATAACGGCGCTAAGGGTGTCAATAACATGAATACCCTTCCATTTGAGAACATTCCATATGAAAACATTAATGCCATAGGTAAGCAATGGATTCGTAGATTTGCTTTGGCACTAACAAAAGAGATTCTGGGACAAGTAAGAGGCAAGTTCTCTTCTGTTCCTATCCCTGGAGAGTCTGTAACTCTTAACGCATCGGATCTATTATCTCAAGCCAGAACTGAGATGGATCAATTGAGAGAGGAACTTAAAACTATTCTTGAGGAAACTACTTATGATAAGTTGGCTACTGTTGATTCTTCAATGCAAGACTCTGGTAGGAAGGTTCTTGAGAACATCCCAGCCGGCATTTACGTAGGATAAATAAATGTCACGCAGCAAAAGAACTGAGAGACAAATAAAAGATAAGAGATCGCAACGTTTTGATTATGTTGGCGACAAAGAAGTTGCTGCTAAACTTCAAGAGATAGAGTTTATGCCTTCGTCTTTAGAGACGATAGATAAAGCTATGCTTCGTTTTATTGATGAAGAACTTAACCTTTTTGCCACAACAAATAATGGTTTTAAGAAAGTTCCAGTTCTGTGGGTTACAGCCGAGCGAGCCTTTCAGATAAAACACAACAAAGATCTGCGAGATAAAGAAGAAACTCTAATCCTTCCTTTGATTACAGTTAACAGATCTAACGTAACTAAAGAACAAAACTATCGAGGCACTGTGTTCGCGAACCTATACCCTGTTAATGACGAGAAGGGTGGCACTATTACTGTTGCGAGACAAATAAATCAAAAGAAGACAGCAGAGTTTCAGAATGCACAGGCAAATAGAAAATACGGTGCGAATAAAGATGTTTCCAGCAAAATGCTAAACACAAACAAAAGAAACATGTCAACCGCAAAGACAGTGTATGAAACAATAACTATCCCAATCCCTACTTGGGTTAAAGTAATGTATGAGATTACCATTAGAACAGAGTATCAGCAGCAAATGAATGAGCTTATTCGTCCGTTCATTACAATTCCTGGGAACTCAAGAACTCCAAAGCGTATTGAGGCTGAGGGGCACTATTACGAAATCTTTATCGATGGCGGGTTTTCCAATAACTCCAATCAAGCCAATCTTGGTATGGAGCAAAGAAACTACGAAACCAATATCAATATTGAAACTCTTGGTTACCTTATTGGTGAGGGCGAAAACCAAGAAAGACCAAAGATTGTAAAGCGTGAAAACGCTGTTGATATCAAACTCGGCAGAGAAAGAACCATAGTCGGAGATATCCCACAAAGCATTAAAGATGGTTTTTACAGAGAATAATTCTCTTCCTACTGTTTAACACTATTTACTTTGAACATTTTCGCAATGTAGGAGAACCGAACGAATGTCAGTTAAGAATTACCGATTTGTATCCCCAGGCGTTTTCGTCAACGAAATTGACAACTCCCAACTTCCTGCTTCCCCAGCCGGAATTGGTCCAGTTATCATTGGTCGCGCCGAGAAGGGACCTGCCTTAAGACCAACAACAGTTAACTCTTTTGAAGAGTTTGTAAATGTTTTCGGCACCCCGAGCCCCGGTAGTACCGGTGGTGATGTGTGGCGACAGGGCGCCAACACGACAGCTACGACTTATGGCATGTATGCCGCACAAGCTTATCTCCGAAATAGCTCTCCTTTAACTTACATTCGTTTGCTTGGCGCTGAGTCGGACAACGTCACTGACGATCAGTCCGGTCTTGATGAAGCTGGCTGGACATTGGGAGGTGAAGCTTATGGATTGGTCCTCTTTACAAGAAACTCCTCCAGCGCTCCCGGCGCCCTTAGTGTTTCTGGTGCTTTGGCAGCTGTTTTTTACACAGATGCTGGAACAGATGTAAAATTAAGCGGCTCCATTGTTTCTTCATCAGCTGGTGCTGGAACCACAGGCAACACAGCATTTTCTAGTAGTGTTGATTCGCTTACGGGGTCCGACGCTTTGTTTACATCCGCAACTGGCGGAACAAACAAAGAGTTCACTGCATTGATCGTTTCAGGCTCGGGACAGGAAAAGATTACATTCAACTTTACAAGAGGCGATTCGAAGTACATTCGTAAAGTATTTAACACAAACCCACAGCTAACAAATACTAGAATCACCGATGCTTCGCAAAGAAAGAGTTACTTCCTTGGTGAGACCTTTGACCAGCACATTGATGAGATTATCTCTACTCCTTCGAACGGTGTGGCTGCGGCAGTAGTCAAGGTCAGACTCCAAGGTGGCACCGTCACCGGCGATGATTTCAAGTATCAGCTGCAGCCAGCTGAAACACCATTCATTATTGCCTCAAAGTTGGATCCATCTGAAACTCCAAAGAAGTTGTTCAAGTTTGTTGCAAGAGGCGAAGCCGGTGATTGGACAAGCAGCAATCTCAAAATTTCCATTCAGGATATCAAGCGCTCTCCAAGCGAGGATTCGGATTATGGTACTTTCTCTGTTGTAGTGCGACACATCTCCGACAGCGACAACGTTGTTCGTGTTGTTGAGCAGTTCAACAACTGTGATTTGAATCCTAACTCCCTCAACTACGTTGCGCGCAAGATTGGTGATAAGTACGAGTCTTGGGAAGAGTCAGACAGACTTTACAGAGAGTATGGTAACTATCCAAACAATTCTGCTTACATTTACATTGTTATGAATTCCGATGTAGACGCTGGGTTCACAAACGCAGCACTTCTTCCTTTCGGTTTCGAAGGCATCGTAAAGTACACAGATGAAGCTTCATTGGGTTCCGGCTCCGCTACTACAGAAGGTAATTGGATTACTGGAAGTATTGTCAACCCAATCAGAGATGGCGAGTACAGCTCGGTTGCAGATTACCAGTTGAATTCTCCGTTCATTATCTCTGGTTCTGGCTTGACTGCCTCTGTTGCTTACCCACGCCCACTACTGCGTGCTAACGCTACACAGGGCAACCTTGCAAACCCAACAGATGCTTACTTCGGCTTGCAGACTGCACGCGACGGTGGAAGCACAGTGTACGCTCGCTCGGTAGGCGATATTCTTCGTCCTCGCGGCGGGGTCGTTGGGCAGTTTACAGCAGACCCTGCTCTTAGCGCCTCGCTATCACCAACATTCACACTTGATGATATTTCAGGCTCTGGTGTTTGGTCCGAAGGCTCCTCTACTTCAAATTCATTGACATTCGTTAATGGAGCAATTTCTGGTGTACTCGACGCAGGTTATGATCGTTTCACAGTTCCGCTTTACGGTGGTTTCGACGGTCTTAACATTACTGAAATGGATCCTTTCACATCTGCAGCAATGCCTGGGGCTCCATCCGATACAACAAGCTACTCTTTCTTCTCTATCAGAAGAGCAATCGATTCTGTTGCAGACCCAGAGGTTGTTGAAATGAATTTGGCTGCCATTCCAGGTCAGACTCAGGATGGTCTCACAACTCACTTGGTAAGAACTTGTGAGGATCGTGCAGATGCTCTCGCAGTTATTGACCTTCCATCGGCATTCCAGCCGAGAGAAGATAGCACTTCGATTGATCGTCTAAACACGCCTTCTACCATTACGACATTGGTTAATGGTCTGCGCGATAGAAACCTCAACTCTTCTTACGGTTGTGCTTACTATCCATGGGTTAGAGCAAGAGACACAATCAACGGTGCTTTTGTATGGCTTCCGCCATCCGTAGCAGCTATCGGTACATTCTCTAGCTCACAGCGTAGAACACAGGTTTGGTTCGCACCAGCTGGTTTCAACCGTGGTGGACTAACAGAAGGCTCTGCCGGCATCCCAGTTATTGATGTAGCTCACCAGCTACGCCGCAAGGATCGTGACGATCTTTATGGGGCGAACATTAACCCAATCGCTAAGTTCCCAGCTGAGGGTGTTGTAATCTTCGGTCAGAAGACACTACAAGTTACGCCTTCTGCTTTGGATCGCATTAACGTCCGACGTCTAATGATCTTTGTCAAGAAGCGCATCTCCCAGATCGCTGCTGGCTTGCTCTTCGATCCAAACGTTCGGCAGACTTGGAAGCGATTCACAGCACAGGTTAACCCATTCTTGGCTGACGTTAAGACAAACTTTGGTCTTTCCGATTACAGAGTTGTTCTTGATGACACAACCACAACTCCTGATCTTGTAGATAGAAACGTTCTATATGCGAAGATCTTCTTGAAGCCAACAAGAGCAATCGAGTTCATTGCGATTGATTTCAACATCACAAGAACAGGTGCATCGTTTGACGATTAATAAAATGCGGGGAGTTCCGGCTCCCCGCACTATATAATAATAGGACTTACAGGAGACTAATTAAATGCCATTTTGGACATCAGCATTATCAGAACCAAGAAGAGCACATCGATTTTTACTTACGTTGCCAAATTTGGCTTCTGTCGATGACGCTTTCAGATACGAACAGTACCTCGCCAAGGCGGTTAAAAAGCCATCTTACACGGTATCTGACACCCCACACAAGTTTTTAGGAAACACTTACTATTACCCCGGTACCGTTACATGGGAGCCAGTTAATGCCACAATCGTTAATGCGGTTAATCCAGATGGAAACAAGATTCTTTATGATGCTCTCGTAGGTTCCGGTTACCTTAAGCCTGATGTGCAGGAAGATGTTTTCTTCAACCCAGCACAGGATCCAGGCACTATAAACAAGTTTGATGCTGTTAACCAGTTAGGTAATGTTATTATTGAAGAGTTGAATGGCCAAGGTGGTTTAATTGGTACTTGGACACTTAACAACGCTTTCATTACTTCTGCTACATTCGGTGATTTAAGTTACGAAAGTGATGATATCCTTAATATTGAAATTAATTTCCGCTATGATTGGGCCGATTATGTATCAGGCGAAGCAGTAGCAGCAGTGACAGCATTATAGTATAGAAAGAAGGTGATTTTTGTCACGCAGAAATAACTTAGAGCGGCTTGGCGCACCGCAACCCGACGCGCCAGCACCCCCCACATCAGAAGCAACAGACCTTTTTGCTTTCGTCAATCCAACAGAATTTGTTGAGTTGCCGAGTAAAGGTTTGTTTTACCCAGAAGGACACCCGCTTCACAATCAGACTGTTATTGAAATCAAACACATGACAGCAAAAGAGGAAGATATTCTGACTTCCGAGGCTTTGCTGAGCAACGAACTCGCAATAGATCGTTTGCTTGAGTCGGTGATTGTAAATAAAGATATTAGAGTTGATGATCTTCTTTTGGGAGACAAGAGCGCAATCCTCATTGCAACAAGAGTTACCGGATTCGGCCCTCACTACGAGGTTACAGTTACCTGCGGTACATGCACCGAAAAATCAAATCAAGTATTCAATCTAGATGATATTGAGCCAGTGAAGATCGATCTTCCTGATGGTGTAGAGAACGAAGGAGAAGGTGTATTCTCTTTTGATTTGCCTGTATCTAAGGTTCGCATATATGTTCGTCTTTTGACTTCTAGGAATGAAAAGTCAATTGCGAACAGCATAATCTCGAAAAACAATAAGACGATTCAAAACCCAATCACTGGCTTGATCAAGGGAATTGTTGTACAAGCTAATGAGCATACAGATAAAGATATGTTACATAAGTTTGTTGAAGCAATGCCTCTTCCAGATCTCAAGCTTCTTCGCAAGACATACGAAAAGATAAAGCCTGATTTGGATTTGAACATGGATTATGTTTGTCCGCATTGTGGCAGTGAGGAGAAAGTGGGCATGCCGATGACGGCAGCCTTTTTTTGGCCTGACTCCTAAGTATCAAGAAACAGTATACGAAGAATTCTTTTTACTTAAGCATCACGGCGGGTGGTCCTTCACCGAGCTTTATAACCTTCCCATTCCTTTGCGCCGCTGGTTCCTTGAGCGGCTCTCGGAAGAATTCAAGAGACAAAGAGAAAACTCTGAGGCGTCTTCCAAGAACGCAAGAAGAAAGTAAATTCTTTCTTTTTGCAAACTATTTATATTTAAACAAGGACCTATATGCATGAGTGATATTGTAAAAGATGTACTAAATTTAAACAACCTGGGCAAGCAACCTCTAAATGAAGTGGTGTATAGCAAGTTTGCCGGTCAGGTGCAAAGAATGTTGTTGGATCTATATTTTGGTGGTTTCGACGTGCCACTGCAGATCATGGGATCTACTTCACAAGTTGATTCATTTATGCGAGCCCTCCGTAGTGAAAAGCGTTACATGGATTCATATATAAAAAACGGACTTAATGATCCGAAAACAATGAAATCAAAGTTTTCTCTATCAAAAGCTGTTCAAAAGTTTGAAAAAGAAACTGGCTTAAGGTGGCCGTTTAAAAACTAGGAGTTTATAAATGCCTACCCCAGAAGAGTTGGAAGCACTTAAACGCGAAGCGCAGCTTAAACGAGAGATAGCAAATCTTACAGAAAGAATACGCGAAGCAAATTTACAGTCGGCCAAAGCCCTCGCGGACGCCACGGCCCAGAAGGGGCTATATTCTGAAGCAATTAAAGAAGAAATAGCTTCTGAAGAGCTTCGCCTTGAGGCGCTTAAAAAGAACCTTGAGGCAGCAGAGGCTGGTAGCCGCGCAGAGCAAAAATATAGAGTTAGAATTCAAAAGAAGATTAATAAACTAAAAGAACTTGCAGAGGTTGAAGGGCAAGTATCCGAACGTGAAAAAAAGGTTCAAGATGATTTTAAAGCCGGCGCCGGTATATACAAATCACAGCTTAATTCGTACTTAGGACTTACCGGTGGAATGAAAACCTTCGCCCAGGCTTTGGACGGAGGAACCAGCGGTCTTAAGGGATATGCCACCGCAGCTCTCGAATCAATTAAATCAGGCGAGCTGCTTAAAGGCGTTGCACTTAAGCTTGTCGATGTAAATATACAATTCGCCCTAGAGCAAGACAAAGTTATTTCTAACTTTAGACAGCAAACAGGCGCTGGAACAGAATTCAATAATGTTATTCGCGATACAGAACGCGATACATTCGCTGCTGGTGTTACGCTAGAGGGCACAGCACAAGCTGTCACAGCGCTTAAGAATCAGTTTACAGACTTTACGTATCTCAACCAAGATACACAAAAGGAGGTTACCAAGACTACGGCATTGCTAAACCAAATGGGCTTTGATTTTGGCACTCAAGCTAACATCATGCAAACTGCCACTCAAGCAATGGGAATGTCTGTAGACCAATCTCAAGACCTTTTACTTGATTTGGCTTCCACAGCACGTTCGTTAGGAATAGATATTAACAAGCTTGGTGCCGATTTTGAGGCAAACAAAGACTTTATTGTACGATTCGGTGATGATGGGCAAGAAGTATTCGAAGAGTTAGCAGTCCAAGCCAAGGCTCTAGGAATGGAACTCTCCGGTTTAATTGGCGTTGTAGAAAAATTCAAGACATTCGACAGTGCCGCCCAATCAGTTGGCCGTCTGAATGCTATCTTGGGTGGTCCGTTCTTGAATTCTATTGACATGCTTAACGCAGCTTACGAAGACCCAATCGAAGGTATCAGGATGCTTCGTGAAGGGTTTGATCAAGCTGGTGTTTCTATTGAGGATCTGTCTGGTGCAGAACTAGAAGCTTTCGCATCTGCCTTGGGCATGTCAACAACTGAGACAAAGAAGCTTCTTGGAGCCACAAACGAAGAACTTGAGATTCAGAGAATCAAGCAAGAAGAATTAGCTGAACAAGCAGCTGCTACTCAGGCCATTCAAGAGAAACTTAATAATGCGATGAAAGGCTTTTATGTCAATCTTGGCCCAATAGTCGATGGATTGACTCCGTTAATTGACAAACTTGGTGTTGCAGCCCAAGCCATGGGTGATTTTATCAATAGCGGCGCCGGAATTCCAATCTTTATGGGCCTGATAGGTGCTTTAGGTGGCGCCGGGATCGGCTTGGCTCTCGGATTATCTAAAGCACTCCAAGCAGCCACAGCGGCAATTCCTGTTGTAGGTCCTGCTTTGGCGCTAGCGCAAGCACAAATGGTAAATGCTTTTACTGGACAAGCTTTGGCGTTTGCTGGTATAGGCGCCCTTGCCGGCGGCGCGGTGGGTGGGCTTCTCGGAGTCGGCGTCAATGCAGCTGCTGGGGTTGGCGGATTCGGCAGCGGAAAAGAGGGCGGTGGTGTGCCTAAAGAATATGCTGGCAAATATGCAAACGGCGGTATTGTAGGCGGTCAAGGCACTGCAGTTGCGCTCGTGGGCGAAAGAGGGCCAGAGTTTGTTGAAATGCCCATGGGAACAAGGGTGGACACTGCACCAAAGACTGAAGCGCTAACAAAGAGCATAGAAACTTTGATAACTAAACTAGATAAGATGGGTTCTGGCACACAGCAGATCGCTGTTTATGTTGGCCAAGAAAAGATCGATAATATTGTTGTTAAAGCGCTAGATAGTACAGCCGGGAGAAATACATTTAGCCCATTTACAAACGGCTAGAGGAATATAAATGCCAGAAGCACCATCATTAAGAAAAGATCCATTTTTTACGATCCATATTATGCACCTACCAACATCTGAAAGGGTGAGTTTTGAAGGCTGGGTTACCCAGTTTAGCGACTCTTTCAACTCCAATTGGTCCTCAACTACTGTGTACGGACGAATGGATCCACTTCCAGCGTTTGAGAATACTCAAAGAACGATATCATTAGGGTTTGATGTAGTATCAGACAATATGCAGCAAGCCATACAAAATCTTGTAAATGTAAATCAGTTGATAGAGTTTCTTTACCCAATGTACGAAGGAGACTCGCGTGCGGCCCAAAACACACTGAAAGCAGCTCCGCTGTTAGGGTTGAGGTGGACAAATTTAATAAGTAACGCAGCAGCAGAGGAGTACCTGTACGGTTATATACAGGGTGCAGTTAACTATGCTCCTGATATCGGTGAAGGGGGTTTTATAATTCGCAAGGGCGATACGACAAAGGTAACCATTCCCGGATCCGAAGCTAGTATTGGAACACTTTACGGCGAGGTCGATGTAGAAGACTCAGTGAGAGTTAAAGGATATGGTCCAGCTAATATGGTAGCTGACTACACGCCCGGTGGGACGGGCCCCATCGTTAACAACACGGTTACTAGGGAAGATTCTTATATACCAAAAAAACTTAGTCTTTCATTTACTTTTAATGTTCTACACACTCACTTAAATGGCTGGAGTAAAGATAAAAAGT